TATCTCATAGCTGATATACGGCTCTTTGAGCTCGTTTAATATCTGCGTCGCGTATGCCTTGAGGTTTTCCGCGACCTCGTATCGGGTATCGACGAGGATAGTTGAGCAAAGGCCGTATTTCTCAATGCTCAAAGCGTCCTCGACGTAGGGGAGCCCGCCGTTTACACTCTTTATCGTAAGCTGATTTACGCCCTCGCCGTAGCCGAGCGCATACACGCGGTTAGCGAGCCCGCTCGAGTCGGTCGTCTTGACGATACTCGTCATGTTTTTAGCGTATCGTATCTCACTCTTGAGCGTATCCGTCGGAGCTACGAGAGAGAGCCTCCACGGGTAAACGGTCGTATCCCACGACCAAACGTATTCGCCGTCGAAGCACTCCGGCACAGCAAAGAGGGCCGCGAGGAGCGTCGAGTTTTCCCAATTATATTCAAAATAGCGAACGAAATCGCAATCGCCGAGCGTCCAGTTTTTGACCGTCTGCCGGGCAAGAATGTAATTGAGTACGTCGGCGGTCTTAACGCCATACCCGCCGCATTGGTGGTACTGAAATAGTACGTCGTTGAGGAGGGTTGCGAGGACGTGCTCGCAGTTATAAAACCGGGTCGCGCCGTCGCTCCGTTCCAAATCCTCGCCGATAATGCGGAAAAGGTCGACGCGCTCGTCTCCGTCGAAAATCTCGACGAAGTTCAGCGCGTCGCAATACTTATTTTTCGGGTCGTCGGCGGGCATGGTAAAGGTTGCCGACCATAGGGAATTGAGCTCGAGGGTATAGCCGACGCTCATAGCGTTATCGAGGTATGCGAGCCGCTTCATGTTGCGGTCGAAAATCTGCGGTACGGACATTATAACCACCTATCTTTCCATAGGACTTTAACGTCCGCCGTCGTGCCGCCCTCGACGATAATATCGTTTTCGCCCGGTTGGAGCTTGAAAAACGCGCTATCATCGGAAACGCGGTCGACGATGTTTACGCCGTTGAGCGTTACGGTCATGTGTTCCGTGTCGATAACGAGCTCGTCTCCGGCGACCATGTTCACGCCCTCGATTGTCATAGTAACGGAGCCGTAGGAGGAGACGCTCGTACCGCTCGCCGTTGCTACCGCCTCGGCGATTGCCTCAAAGAATAGAGTACGGATATATCCGCCGACCGTCTCCGCTTTGGCCTCCGCGATTGCGGTCGGCAATACGACGCGGATAATTACGCCGCTCGCCGCCGCCACCGCTTCAACCGCTCCGTTAAAATGCCGGGTAACGAGAATTACGCCGGAGCTATCCGCGCCCGCGCTCGCGTTTGCGAGCCATTCAAACACAATGGACGACGCTCGATTATACGCCGTCCGATTGTACGGAGTGCGGTTATACATATTCTCGCCTCCCCGTTAAGACAGCGTACAGACGATTGCACCCGCCGAAATAGTGATAGCGTCGCCGTTGAGTACGTTCTTGCTACGGGTAAAAGAGCCGTACCAAAGCAGATTACCGCCGCTCTGTGCGTCGTAAATGCCCCAATAGGCCACCGTGCCGAGGTCTGCCGTCAGAGTACCAAAGTCGACGGCCTCGGAGTTTGTTACCTGTTGCTTTGCAGAAACGAGGGCCGGGGCTCCGAAAGTGATAATCTTTCGGGCGTAGCCGCCGCCTGTTGCCTCCGTACCCGTGCCGCTCGAGGTCGGGTCGGTCAGAAACAAAGCAAGGTAATAAGTGCCGTTTCTCAAAGATGTATTCAGCAGAGACGCGGCGTGTACGTTAGATAATGCTCCCATTTTTCAATACCTCCGTTTTTTAATTCACTTTCAACCGTGTAACGGTCAAATTGGTAATAGGGCCTCGGGCCGTGATGTAGATAAGGCTATCCGTCTCTTGCGAGCCCGTAACATGGAGCTTTTCCGTGTGCGGGAGGGAGACGCTACTCACAGCCTGTTGATTGTACTCGAGACTTTCGGCGAACGGGCCGCAAGCAAAGGCGACCTCGCAACGCCCGGTAACGGCGATTTGCTCGATACTCACGCCGCTAACGACCTTTGCGTTATATGCCTTGCCCGGCTCGTCGTCGAATACGAGCAAGCCCTCGCCGGATAGCCACTCGGCGACGGCTCTCGCTCGCGTTCTCACGCCTTGATACTTGTAGTCGTCGCCGACAAAGGCGACCTCGCATACGATTTCGCGGTTTTCGTAACCGTCCTCAATATCGTATGTCCCGCTTTTGCCCGGTATCGTGTATTGCGTGACACGTTTCGCGGGTAAGAGTGTCCTATCAACGCTCTTTGAGATTACTCCCATAGCGCGGGAGTGCGTGTTATTGAAAGTAAAGCCCAAACTCACGCCATAACAACCCCTTTCCCTCGAGATTTGGATTTCTGCATATTGTAGAGCTCTCTCGAGATTTTCTTAACGTCGGCCTCCTCGCGGACGACGAGGCTCGCAATCTCGAAATGATTTGTTATAGTCGTGCCGCCGGAGCTTTCGGCTCCCGCTCCGCCACCGCCGGGCATTACCGACGGGAGCGCGGCCTCGACTTGAGAAATCGTCGCGCTCGCATTAAAGCTCGTCTCGATTTCTCCGATAGAGTCCGCAAGGGCGGCGTTTACCTTTCCCATTTCGGACTCGACCTCGGCGAGCATTTCCTCGCCCATTTCGCCGTATGCGTTTACGGCCTTTTGCTTGTTCTTATCAACGCCGACGACCGCGCCCTCGACGTTCATTTCGGACACCCACTCCATTTTTTTAGACGGGGAGGCGATACCGAAGAAATCGCAAATGCCGTCCCAAATGGAGGAAATCCACCCGCTCACCTTATCCCAAAGCCACCCGGCAAGGGACTGAATACCGCTCCACAAGCCTTGTACGAGGCTAACGCCCACTTGTGCAAAGGCAGATACGCCCTCTCCGAGAGCTCCGACCATGCTCGAGATAATCTCCGGCATAGCCCGCACGAGCGAGGCGATAATCTGCGGGAGGTTGGTAATAAGCGAGGTCAAGAGCTTAACGCCCGTCTCTACAATCAGAGGAATGTTATCGACGAGAGTAGAGACGATTTTTGTAATAATCTGCGGGAGAGCGTTTACTATGGTCGTGATAATCTGCGGGAGATTATCAATCAGAGAGGTAATGAGCTCAAAGCCCGCGTCGACGATTTCCGGGATATGCGAGAGGAGCGTCGAGATTACCGACTCGATAATCTGCGGGAGTACCGCGATAATCGTTTCGATAATGGTCGGGAGTGCCTCCACGAGTGCGACGAGCAAGGTAATTCCCGTCTCGATGATTTGCGGGATTGCCGCGAGGAGTGTCGTAACGAGACTCTCAATCAGAACGGGTAACGCCTCGAGGAGTATCGGGATTGCCTCGATAATGCCCGTCGCGAGTCCTGTCACGAGTTGGAGAGCCGCCTCAATGAGCAAGGGTAGGTTTTCCACAAGGGTAATGCAAAGCTGTGTAATAGCCGCCACCGCCGCCGGGATAAGCGTCGGGAGTGCCTCGGCGATACCCGTCGCGAGCACGGCGATAACTTGGATAGCCGCCTCCGTGATTTGCGGTAGTGCCGACAAGAGCCCCTCTAACAGAGTCGCGACAACGGATACCGCACCCTCGGCGAGCGTAGGAGCCGCTCCGACGATACCGTCGACGAGGCTCAATACGATTTGAACGCCGAAATCGAGGAGCTCGGGCAGTTTGTCGGCGGCTTTGTCTACGAGTGCGCCGATAGAGTCGGAGAGTGCGTCCTCCGCGTCCTCCGCGCCCTCGAGCAAGTCGACGAAAGCGTCCACAACGTCAGCGATTGCCGGGGCAAACTCCGCGATAAGCTCGTTCTTTACGTCTGCGACCGTGCCGCCGAGTCGGGCGAGCGTGTCGTCGAGCTCGGCTTGTGCGAGGTTTGCGGCGATAATCGTCTCATTGTTCTTTTTGAAAGCCTCGGTCGCGCCCTCGTAGGTTTGAGCGAGTGTCTCGGTAATGAGAGCCGTCCGCTCCTCCTCGGAGGCGCAAGCGGCGAGTTTCTCGTTAAACTCGTCCTCGGAAATGCCGACCCAGTTCAAAGCGTCGGCAAGCGCACCCGTTACCGTTCCGACCTTTGCCGTCTCGTTTGCGGCCTCTACGAGCGAGTTAATCGGGAGCGCGTCGCCAAACGTACCCGTAACGCCCGCGGCTATGTCGGCCCATGTAGCAACGTCCTTTTCGGAGGTCGCGAGCTGTGCTAAAAGCTGCGCCGACTCGGTAGCGTTATCGGTATCTCCCAAAATGCCGTAAAAGGATTTATACGCCTCGCTCGCTGTGTCGGTGGAGAAGCCCGCCGCCTCAAAAGCCGTGTTGAGTTTGCCTTGAGCGATACGGTACTCCTCCGTAGACTCCTCCAAATCGAGGAGGAGCTTTACTCCGGCGACCGCCGCCGTACCGACCGCCGCAAGAGCGACGGCGGCGGCTTTCGCGCCTTTAACGAGGCCGTTTCCGAGCTTGTCGCTAAAGCCGTCGGTTTCCTCCGACGCTTTTTTGACTTCTTTCCCGTACTCGTCGATAGACTCCGCGCACCCGTCGGAGCTATTCTTTGCCTCGTCGAGATATTGCCCGTTTTTCTTGAGCTCGGTATCGAGCTTGTTTAGCTCTGCCTGTGCTCCGTTAATCTGCGTTTGATAGGAATTAGCAAGGCGGGTCGCTTGCTCATAATGCTGTTGATTTTTCTCGAGAGCCGCCTTTGTGTCCTCAATATTCTTTGTTAATTCGGCCTGTTTCTCGGAAGTGTCGCCGGACTCCTCGGCGAGAGCGGCGAGAGCGGCCTCGTATTCCTCGATTTCACGTTTCGCCGCGTCTATGCGGTCGTCGTAGGTCTTTTGAG